CGCCTCCGAGGCGAAAGAAGCCCACGGGGTCGGTGAGCCGATGATCCGACTTGGCGTCGCCGGTCTCGATGTCGAACACCACGGGTGCGCCGCCCATCACCGCCACACCTGCCACTGGGTGGAAATCAGCAGCTGCGCCGGGTAGACGTTGACCCAGTACGCGTTGCCGTTGTCGGCGATCTCGTGGACCTGCGGCATCGTGGTGACCCCGGCGGCGCGGAGCACGGCCATGGCCGCCTTGCCGTGCGATCCGAGTTTGGACACGTCGGTGGTGGGTCGTCCGGTGGACACCGCGAACTCGCGCACGGTGATCCAGTCGGAAGGGACGACCCAAGCGGATTGGACCGCCGAGGCTGGGACCGCCGACGGGTCCGACGGCTCGTAAAGTCGTCGTGGCTGAGCGTTGACCATGATCATTTCTCCAGGTGATCCGAACATCCGGTCGTCCTACGTTTCGGGAGCGGAGTAGCAAACTCGCTCTTACTACTCACACCTTTAGTAAAACACAATACCCCATTCCTCATTTCTAGAAGTCTCAGCAGTAGGCAGGGTTTGCTACTCCGCTCCTACTGTATTGATTCAGATCGTTCCCCCATTCGGCCTACTCATCCCACTGAGACTCGGGCAAAGTGATCATGTTCCACACCCGACACTTGGCCGGATTTGAGTATTGATGCACGTCAGGCATATCGCGGATGATCTCCGCAAACTTGGTGCGGCCCAGCGGCTTGCGCCCGCCCGACACGATCCACTGACTGTATGCAATATACAGAAGCGCGGTCGTCACGCCAGGGGTCGCAGACTTGGGCTCCCGCAGTGGCACAACTTGCGCGCACCGGGCGGCCCAGTCCGCTACCGAGTTGGACCGCTGCTCGAACTCTGCCCGCAGCCGCTCGGGCACAGGCACGTCCATTCCTCGAACTCTGCGTCGCTGGGCCGCCTCCACCCACCGTCGCAGGATGCCCGGCAGCTCCCGCAGCATGGCTTCTTCAATCGTCGGGTTCTCCCGCCCCGCGAAGCTGTGCGGGAACTTGACCGGGCGGATCCGCTCCAGGTACGCACGGCTGGCCTCGGACACCGACGGCAGCGTGTTGGCCGAGAACGCGAACAGGGCTTTGTTGTGGAACTCGAACTGCCGCCCGTGCTTCCGATCCGCCTGGATCAGATCGTCGCCGGTCATGGTCTTGAACACTGAGATGTCGCTGACCTCGGCCGCCGACAGGTCCGCGGCCACGTTCAGGATCCGGCCGTACACGTTGGCCGCGGCGAACCGGCTGTCGGCCAGCTGATGCAGGGTCACGGCGCTGGTGTTCTCGATCCCAGCCACCGCCTTCAGCAGCCGCAGGAACGTCGACTTGCCCGAGCGGCTCGGCCCGAAGAGCATGAGCGCCCGGGGCGGCGTGCGCCGCGGGTCCAGCATCTGTCCCGCCAGCTCCTCCAGCCCCTCCACCTGGTCCGCGCCGATCATCGCGGGCAGCCACGCGTCATAGATCGGGCACGCCGCCGTAGCCGTGTCCTGCGGCCACGTCACCGGCACCTGGGTGAGGGAGAGGTGCTCAGGGCTGAAGGCGTAGAGCTGCCCGGTGGTGACGTCCAGCAGCCCGTTGGCCACCGCGATCAGCGGGACGTCTGATTTCTCCGGGATGACCCTGCCCGCCAGCGCTCCGTACAGCGAGTCCCGCACGGCGGCGGTGTGCGCGGTGCGGTACCGGTCGCCGAGCAGCGTGGCCACGGCGCCGGCGAACGCCGCGTCGTTGGGCCCGGACCGGTAGACGCATCCGTCGAAGATGGCGATCGAGTGCTCCCGGGTCAACGCCATGGGCGACTGACCGAGCAGCACGTTGGCCGCCGCCTGCGTGCGGAAGCCGTCCAGCGGGTCGAACAAAGCCGCCGCGCCGCTTGTGGCGCTGACCTTCGTCTTGGGCCGGCGGTAGTCCGCGAAGGTTTCGGGCGCCGCCGCCTCGATCAGCCGGCCGAGATAGGCGCGGCGGTCGCCGTCGACGCGAGCGCCGAGCACGTCGTCCAGGCCGGTGGTGCCGGACGCGGGCAGCCGCAGAAACCGGACGTCTGCGGCCCCCTCGGCCCGCAGCGCCAGCTGGAGCCGGACGCCTGCGTCCCACACGTTGGGGTTGCTGGCGTAGTCGGCGTCCAGGCAGACCACCACGTCGCGCCCGCGGGCTGCTGAGAGCCCGCGGCCGGGCATGCCCCGCTCGCTGCCGCCCCAACAGCCGATCAAGCCGATGACGCCCATGCCCCCCGGCGCGTGCTGCGCCGCCACGATGGACTGCTTGGTGCCCTCCACGAACAGCACCGGGCCGTCGCCGGCGGGCGCCCGCAGGGACCACTGCACTGAGCGGAACCCCTCGTCGCCACTGCGGAACAGGTACTTGGGCGGATCGGCCTCCCACTCGAACGAGCGGGGCTCGTCGGGCCGCAACTGCCACTCCACGTGGCCGGTGTCGTCCCGCCAGGGGAAGAGCAGGCCTGGCAGCTGGTGACGCCACCGGTCGGGCGTGTCGGCCGGCAAGTCGGCCGGGGATGTGGCCGACCGGACGCCGAGGCCGTGCGCGAACTCAGGCGTGATGCCCGCCTTGCTGAGCAGCCTCACGTGCGCGGGGGAGAACAGAGCGCTGTCAAGGGCGCCCTGGGCGGACTCATCCTCCGGTGTGGGCATGCTACTTTGTGTCTGCTCGGTCACTGGTCGCCTTTCGAGGATCGATCGGGGGCGGGTACATCACTCTCCAGGTGATCGGAAAGCCGGTGGTTCCCCTTGGGCCGCCGGCTTTCTGGCATGTGGGGTCTCGGACACTACACCGGGTGAGCGCCCACGGAGCGAGTCTCGCACACGGTGTTGCAAAACACTGCAATGGGCGCGTAGCATGGCCTCACGACCACTCACCTGGAGAGCACATGACCCAGTTTCACGCGCCGAACTTCAGCGCTCCGGACGACCCGAACTGGAGCGCGGGCGCCGCGCCGGCCGCGCCCGAGCTGCTGCCGCACCACGTCATCCGCCTGGACAACGGCGACGCCGAGCGTCACCCGCGACTGGCCCAGCTGGTGGCCGCCTACGACGCCGCCAAGCTGGCCGTCGACAGCGCGGCCTCGACTCTCAGGGCGATCACCGACGGCATCAAGGCCGAGACCTCGGCGGCGTTGCCCGGCTGCACCGATGTCACGATCGTGTCGGGCAGCCTGGAGCACTCGCTGATGCTCCAGTACGTGGTGAGCCACCGAGTGGACACCAAGGCCATGCGCGCGGCGTTGACCCCAGAGCAGTACGCCAGCCTGACCAAGCCGACCGGTGCCTGGACCCTGAAGCGGAAGCGATGACCATGCCGAACAGCTACTGGAGCGACCCGAGGCGGGAGCTGGAGGGGACGATTCGCTGCTCGTTCGTCGACGGCGACGACCGGCGGTGCGTCTACGGCTGGTCGCCTCCCGCCACCGCTGAGATCCGCCGGGGCGACGTCGACGTGCCCGTGCACAGCCACCGGTTCGAGACACCCAACGGGGGCGCCGACTGGACGGCCGTGCCGGCCGACAAGGCTTCACCGGCCGACAAGGCTTCACCGGCCGACAAGGCTTCACCGGCCGACAAGGCTTCACCGGCCGAGGCTATGACCCGGGGGCTGGAGTATTTCGCGACAGCGGGGCCGACGGACGTGTTCCGCGGACCGGCCGCGAACCCGTTCGCCAAGCCGATGTCGACGCCGCCCTACGCCGAGGTCACCGTGTCCTGGAACGGCAGCCAGCTGTTCATGCACGATGACAATGAGCCGGGCCCCACGGGCAACAAGCTGGCCGCGGTCGCCGTCGATTCCGAGACCGCCCAGCACCTCGCCCACCTGTGCGCCGAGTGGCGCCGGGCGCGGGGGCTGGACAAGCAGCTCGGTGCAGCGCTGTCCGCCCTGGACGATGTGTCTGCGCAGTCGGTCCAGTTCGAACAGGAGCGGGACGCGTTGCGGCGTGCGATTGCCGAGCCGAAGTGGCCGGACAGCCTGGCGCTGGCCGAGATCGAGCAGCTGAAGGCGAAGCTGAAGGCCAAGACCGCACGGCTGGATCGCGAGCTGGCAGCGACCGAGCGGCTGGACCGCGAGATAGGTGATCTCAAGGCGCGGGCGGTCAAGATCGAAGAGTCCCGATCTGGGGCCATCGGAGAGCTGAACAAGATCAAGCGGCTATGGCGAGAAGACATCAGTCGTCTGAATATCCATCGCGAGCTGGGCAGGGCTCTGGACGTCGACATCAGCGGCCAAACGTGGGACAACCTGCTCCAGAGGGTGAAGCGACAGCGCACCGAGCGGGACGAGTGGGCCAGCCGCGCCGACAAGGCGGAGGCCGGTGTGGCCGACTACCGCGAGCGCAACGCGACGCTGGCCCGGATGTATGCCGCCACGTGCGAGCAGCGAGACAAGGCCGAGGCGTCGCTGCGGGACAGCCAGTCACTGCTCAATGATGCGGACAGGGACGATGGTGATCCGGTGGTCGAGCTTCGCGGGATGATCAGCGATCTCAGCGCCGATGTGGGCAAGCACTTCGTCCGACGCTGCTCGGCCCTGCGTGACGGCGTTCGGTGCGTTCAACCGGTCCACCACCAGGGCGCGCACCACACCGGCCGCGGATCGGAGCAGTGGCAGTGACCGAAGACGACCGATACGAGCTGTGTGAGCGGCTGGACCGGATCGCCGCTGCTGTGGAGCGCATCGCGGTGACGTTCGAGCCGACGACGATAACCACCGGGGCGCTGGCTGCCGAAGCGGCGCGGTGCCCGCGCAAGGGCGGTGCCGACTGGCAGCAGTGCATACGGCCCGTGGCCCACAGTCAACAGCACGTGGCCGAGAACGGGCACAGCTGGTGACCGGCCCGAGCCCGGCCGACTTCATGGGTGACGCGCCCGTGCGGTCGGTGTCGGGGAACACCGAGTGGGCCGCCCGGATGGCGCGCACTGTGAAGGACGTGGTCATCCGGGCGTCCAACCGGGCGCCGCGCTCGCTCCAGGTGCACCTCGGACCGAGCGAGCTCGGTGTGGAGTGCGATCGACAGGTGGTGGGCAAACTGGTCAGCGAGCCCCGCACCAACCACGTGGCCGACCCGTGGCCCTCGGTGGTCGGCACCGCGGTGCACGCGTGGCTGGCCGACGCCTTCGAGGCGGACAACCAGTTGACCGACCAGCAGCGCTGGTACGCCGAGCGCCGGGTGACCCCGCATCCGGAGCACCCTGGCACCGGGGACCTGTACGACGCGCACGAGCGGGCCGTGCTGGACCACAAGTGCCTTGGGCAGACCAGCCTGGACAAGGTCCGCTCGGGCAGGGTGCCGCGCAAATACCGGCGGCAGCTGCTGCTCTACGGCCTCGGCTTTCTGCGTCGGGGGCTGCCGGTGGAACGAGTGGGCATCATCGCTTACCCGCGCACCGGCAGCACACTGGACAGCCTGTACGTGTGGGAGGCACCGTTCGACGGCGACGCCTACATCGAGCTGGCCGACACTTTTGCCGAGACCGCACGGCGCAAGCGGCAGGCGGCCGAAGTGCTCACCGGTCACCTGACGCTGGCCCAGGTGCCCCGCGCGCCTAGCTCGGACGAGTGCTACTTCTGCCCGTTCTACCGGCCGCAGTCCGGCCACGATGGTGGCCCCGGCTGCCCGGGGACGGTGGCGTGATGGCGGATCTGAGCCAGTGTCCTAATGGCCACGCGTCGATGGGCGACGGCCAGTGCAACATCCGCGGCTGCGCGCACTGCGACCCCATCGTGGAGAAGCCGACGCGCACCGGCAGCGGCAAATCCAAGGACGGCCGAGCGTCGGTCGGCGGCGGCTTGGCCAAGCGCAGAGGTCCCCGAAAGTAGAAGTTGCATTTCGTTGCAATCCGTGTAGTGTGGCACTTGTTCGGACTGGAGAGCGACCGGCGCCCAGCACCACCGGGCAAGCCCAGAGCGACCGATGCGGGTGCGAGTCCTGATCAAGGTCGAACGGAGATCGAACCCACGTTCGGACCACAGCAGCCAGCCGGACAGGGCGACAGCCCCGGCGCACGAGGCGACCAACGCGAGTGCGAGTCTCGGACTAAGGATCGAACGTGGGTTCACACCGTGGCAGTGGGTCAGGCACCGGGCACGGGAGGCGCTGGGAGACCAGGACATGCCCCGGAGGGTCGCTCACCCGGCCGACTGCCACAGGATGCGCCCCGGCATTTCATCGACCGTGTCTTGCCGGGGCGCAGTCCCCACATCATCAGCAGAATCGAGAAGCGCGATCATGACGCAGCCGTACAACCCCCAGTACAACCAGTCAGTCCAGCAGGCGCCCATGCAGGGCTACCCCCAGTACAACCAGCCGATGCAGCCGCTGCCCGTCGCCCCCGGTTACCCGCCGCAGCAGTACGGCCAGGTTCCCCCGCCAGCGCAGCCGCAGGCCCCGTTGGCGCAGGGCACCCTGGACGACTTCTACGACCAGCCCACCGTCGGCGGCGGCTCGGGGCTGCCATTCAAGATCCTGGGCACTGAGCACTACGTGGAGACCACGCGGCCGATCACCAAGGCGGACGTGCAGCAGCAGACGGACACTCGGGGAAACGCCCAGACCTTCCGCGACGGCCGGCCTAAGTTCCAGATGCTCGTGCCGGTGCACGTGCTCAACAGCAACGTGCCCGAGTCGATCGGATCCACGGCCACGTTCTACGTGAAGGGGGCGACCCGCGAGAAGCTGGCCGCCGCCATGGCCGCCGCCGGCGCTCCCGCCGGCCCGCCCGAGGCAGGCTGCCGGATGCGGCTGCGCTACGCCGCGGACGTGCCGACCGGCGCCGGGTTCAACCCGCGCAAGGACATCGACATCACCTATGATCGGCCGGCCGACGCGCCCGCCACATCGGTCGCGCCGATCGCTCCCGCGCAGATCCCGCAGCCGTCAGCCGCACCTGCGCAGCTGGCTCCGCTCCAGCCGATGGTCAACGTTCCGCCGGCCCCGGCGCAGGCCACGCCGGCGGCTCCGCTCGCACAGGACGTCCGTCCCCCCGCGGCGCCGATCCCGGCCGCCGGCATGCCGCCCGCGCCGCCGCAGATGTCCCCGGAGCAGCAGGCGGCGTACGCCACGTTGCTGGCCCAGATCGGGCAGCCGCAGGCCTGACGGACAGACCAGCGGCCCTGTGTCCGTGACGCTGTCACCGGGCGCAGGGCCGCTTCTCACCCTGGAGAGGAGAGGCCATGATCGCTTTCGGGCTTGTCGTGATGTTCGTGTCCGTCGGCGTGGCCGTGTTCGCGACGCTGGTGATGGACTGATGATCACTATCCTGGCTGGGCTCACCTGCCTGATGATGACGTTCACCGCCGGTTGGCTGTGGCGAGACACCAACGGAGGGATCGGCCGGTGAGGTTCGAATGGGACCCGCGATGCTGGCGGCATTGGGGTGTGCTCCGCACGCAGTCCGTGCTGTACATCGACATGGGCCCGCTCACAGCCGTCATCCGGCGGCGAAAGCGATGAACATCCTGCACGGCGAGATCGCCGACGACGACCGGACCGTCGTGCTGTTCGCCACCGGCCCGCAGGTGGAGCAGATCGCGCAAAGCCTGGCGCTGCTCACCCCCGCGCTCCGCTCGGCCGGCAACCCGGACGCCAATCCGCTCGGGGCGTTGAAGGTGCCGCTCTCCTGGGCGCTGTGCGTCCAGCTGGCGGCCCAGTACCCGAACGTGTGGCATCCGGGCCCCCGGCTCCAGGCGTGGCTTCTCAGGCAGGTCCAGGCCCGGCTGCGCACGCCCTGGACCGACCGCGAGATCGAGGCGGTCCGGGCGCACATGCCGGCCGACGCGCCCGAGCCCTACGCCTACCAGTGGGACGGCGCGTGGATGCTGGCGGGCACCGGGCGCGGCTTCCTGTTCGACGACCCCGGCACCGGCAAGACGCTGACGGCGCTGCTCGCGGTGCTGTGGATGCGGGCGCTCGGCGCGCTGCCGCTGGCGGGGCCGGTGCTGATCGTGGCGCCCAACTCGGTCCAGGACTCATGGGTGCGGGCCGTGCACACCTGGACCAACCTGCGGGCGATCGCCTGGCGGGGCACGCCCAAGCAGCGCGCCCGGCTGCTCGGCACCGCGGACGTCTACGTGACCGCGTACAGCATGACCTACCGCGACGCCGCGGCCCCGCACCGCTACTCCAACGGCGGGTCAACGCCGGGCGGCGCGCTGTGGAACATGCAGCCTTCCTGCGTGATCGTGGACGAGTGCCATGCGATCAAGAACAAGGACACCGCCCAGAGCCTCGCGGTGCGGCGCATCGGCGCGCACGCCCCGTCCGCGTTCCTGCTGTCCGGCACGCCCATCACCCACACCGTTCGGGACCTGTGGCCCGCGCTGGCCACCGTGGAGCCGGCGGCGTTCCCGAGCGGGGAGCGATACACCGAGCGCTATGTGGCCACCGCCCGTGGGGACTACGAAGACGTGGTGCTCGGGCTGAACGAGTTTCGCGAGCCCGAGTTCCGGCAGGTGCTGGCGGGGCAGTACCGCCGGCTGGCCAAGGCGGACGTGCTGAGCCAGCTCCCGCCCAAGGTGTACTCGGTGCGAGAGGTCGAGCTGCCGGCCGAGTGGCGCAAGGCGTATGACCAGATGGAAACCGACATGCTGGCCCAGCTGCCCGACAGCGGTGAGGAGCTGTCAGTGATGGGCGCGTTGACACAGCTGCTGCGGCTGTGCCAGCTGGCCGGGGCCGCCGCCGACACCTGGACTGAGTACGAGCTGCGGGACAACCCAGACACCGGGCTCCCGGAGGAAGTGGCGGTGGTCAAGGTCAAGCTGCGGGCGCCGAGCTGGAAGGCCGATGAACTGGTGGCCATCCTGGATGAGCGGCCGGGACAGCAGGTGGCGGTGTTCGCGCCGAGCCGGCAGCTCATCGACGTGGCTCACGAGCTGGTCGGCAAGGCAGGCTACCGGTGCGCCACGGTGGTCGGCGGCCAGTCGGCGGCCGAGCGCACCGCCGAGGTGGACGCGTTCCAGGCCGGTGAGCGGGACGTGGTGCTGCTGACCACGCAGGCTGGCGGGGTGGGGCTCACGCTCACCAGGGCCAGCGTGGTGGTGTTCCTCCAACGGCCCTGGTCCTACGTGGAGGCCAGCCAGGCCGAGGACCGCTGCCACCGCATCGGGTCGGAGATCCATGAGTCGATCGAGGTCATCGACATCGTGGCCAAGGACACCGTGGACAGCCGAGTCCGCTCAGTGCTGCGCGAGAAGGCGGGCGCGCTGGCCGAGCTGCTGGAGGACCCGCGGATCATGACCGAGGTTTTGGGGGGTGCTAAATGATCATCATCGGAGTGGACCCCGGCAGCACCACCGGGCTGGCCGTGCTGGCGCTGGTTGACAACCGGTACCAGTGTCTGCATGTGGAGCAGATCGCGGCCGGTGTCTTTCCCGATCGGCTTGGCGTGGTGGTCACCGACTTGTTGGCCACAGGGCAACTCGACGCTGAAACGCAGCCCGCGCTGTTCGGCGGCGGCACCGTCGTGACAGGCGTGGCGGATAGCGCGTTGCTGATCGCCACCGAAGCGTTCGTGGTGCGTGGACGTGCTGCTCGCAGCCGGACGCATCAGGGCGGTGAGCACGCTCGGCGGATCAACGGCTGGCTGGAATCCGTCGTGAAGTCGAACGGGGGATGCCGCATCTCCACCCGCTCCGCGTCGCAGGTCAAGAAGTGGGCCACCGACCGGCGGCTGGCCGCGGCTGGCATCCTGGAGCAGACCCGCGGGATGGGCCATGCTCGCGACGCCCAGCGGCACGCCCTGTTCGCCGCGCGGATGGATCTTCAGTGGCCCGATCCATTGTCGGTAAGTTACCCCAAGCAGAGCGTTACTCAGAAGTAGGGCCCGACCTGGGTCCGGATAAGTCACCTGGAGAGTGGATCATGAGAACACACACCAGCGATATCCAACGCAGCCGCAGAACCGCGCGGATGGCGGACCGACCCGAGCAGTCCCCGGCCGTGGAGACCAGCTGGCAGCCGCCGGACTGGACGAACGACGCCGAGTGCCTGGAGCTGGACCACGATCCGGAGTGGTGGTTCCAGCCCGCCAACACCGCGGACGCCAAGAAGGCCAAGCGGCTCTGTTCGCTGTGCCCCGTGATGGCGCTGTGCCGCGCGTACGCGCTGGACAACCGCATCTCCGACGGCACCTGGGGCGGGCTGTCCGAGTCGGAGATCCGCAGCCAGCTGCGGGAGCGGGACATCGTGGCCAAAGCGGAGGGGATCCTGGTCAAGCGCGGGTACAACATCGATGTGGGCAAGGTGACCCGACGAAAGCCGGTGGCGATATGAGATGCCAGCACTGTTACTCGGACATCCGGGAGGCGCGCATCACCGAATACGCCGCCGCCGATCTGGTAGAGGGTAAGCCGATGCCGTCGGTGTGGATGTCCGAGCACGGGTCGCCGTTCTGCCTGCGAGCGCTGTGCGAGTCCGAAAGCCACCCGGACACCTGGCATGAGGTCAAGCACGAGCCGATGCCCGCGGTGTGACAGAGCCCCGGTCGCCCACAGAGCGGCGGGGGCTCTGCATCACCCGATCATCACCGGCAGAACGAAGCTGCCGCCGCTGGACAGGTCGGTCAGCGGGTTGAACGACGCGGGCCAGGCGGTGTAGCCGCCGCCCTTGTACCGCCCGTAGAAGTCGCCGAAGACCGCGGTGGACGCCAGATTCACGAACCCGAACTCGGGCGCCGCGCTGTAGCCGCGGCACGACACCGCCACCCAGAACGCGGTGTCCACCGACGGCGTGGTGATGCCGGTGATCGGTTTGGTCACCTTGCCGGTCGTCTCCCACATGGCGTCGTCCGAGGCGCTCTGCCACAGCAGGTTCGCCGCCGCGGCGTCCCAGATGGCGAACCCGTTCAGACCGGTCGTGCTGTGGGTGGCCGCCGCCGAGGACCGCACCGCGATCGCGCTGGCCAACGGTGAGCCGGCCCGCACGATGACCTTGCCGAACCACGCCTCATTGTTGATCGTGCTCTTGGCGTTGACCGAGAAGAACGGCAGGTTGGCCGAGTGAGCGCCCAACGGCGCGAGATAGCGGTCCGACTGGGCAGGCGCGCTCTGGAGCGCGGTGTCGGCCAACCCCAGCGACGTCTGCACCGCGGCCGCCAGATCGGCCTTGGGGACGCCGGGGCCCGGCTTCTGGTACGCCGTGTTGGCCAGGCCCAGTGAGCTCTGCGCGCCCGAGGTGAGATCGGTGGACGGGATGCCCGAGCCGGGCTTGACGTAGGCAGCGGCCGCCACACCGGCAGCGCTGGTCGCCGTGGACTGCGCCGCGGTCGCCGCGCCGCCGGCGGCGGTAGCGGTCGACTGCGCTGTGCTGATCGCGGACTGCACGCTGGCCGCCACGATCACAGTCTTGGACGTGCTGGTCCCGCCCACGGTGATCGAGGCGTCTGGAGAGTTGATGCCGACGATGCCCCCGCCGGGCACGCCTACCGGTGGCGGGATCAGCACCGGCACGAGATCAGACAGGTGCACATCGTCCGGGCTGCTCGGCAGCAACGCGAAGAACTCGGACGTCATCACGTCGGTGTCAATCTCGATCGTGTAAGCGAACCCCTGCGGGCTCACCCCGGCCGAGTCATTGGCGGGAGCCTCGAACACAGCGATACCATCGATCAGCGTCGCTGTGATCGGCCGGGTGTTGCCGAACAGGATGTGATCGGTGGCGTCCCGCAGGGCGTAGGGCAGCCGAAACCGCACCACGCCTTGGGCGCCGGCGCTGGTGACCGGGTCGCGCACCTCGGCGCGCACCGTCACCATGGTGACTGCGGTGGGCATCAGACCTTCTGATCGAACTGCTTGGCCGCCTCGGCGCTCACGGCCGTGACCACGGTGGCCGCCTGGCTCACCACGGCGGTGCCCTGCGCCAGCGCCTTGGTGACACCGGACTGGACACCGGCCACGTGCACCACCACACCGATAAGGCCAACAGCGATGCCCGCGAGCACGGCCACCCACTCGGGCAACCCGGGCAGCGCCACCGGCGCGTAGCTCACGGTGCCCAGCGCGAGCAGGATCTGAATCAACGTCGCGCCGATCCGGTTGACGAGGTCGCTCTTCATGATCATGCTCCTGGGGGTGTGGCCGTGCCGGTGAAAGAACCGGACAGGCTGATGGACAGCGGCACGGGGCCGCCGCTGGCGACGGTCAGAGCGGCGATCTGGGCCTTCAACGCCGTGTTCTCGGCCGCGGTGTCGAACGCCGCGATGAGCGCCGAGCCGATGTTCACGTAGTCGCCCGGCTTGGCGGGGTCGCCCCCGGGCCGCAGGATGTTGTACCGCAGCAGCAAGCCCACATCGTCATTGGTCAGTGCCATGTCACTCTCCACGTTCTGTCCGAAGTTGGCCTGCTTGGCCTCATTGACGTCGCAGTCGACGCCGCCGACCTTCACGGTTCCGAGGCGCTGGAGCAGGTGGATGGCGGTGTCGACCTGGCCGCCCGACCACGCCATCGTCTGCCAGGTCCACTGGGCCAGCCCGGCCGCGCGCACCCGGCCGACGGCGTAGAAGCTCCCGTAGACGCCGACGCGCTCCAGCGGCAGCACCGCGCGGATGCCGCCGAAGTAGTCGCCCACTGGGCCCAGCTTGGCTAGCGGGCTGGTGGCCGCCGGCGCGTAGTCGGGCAGGTCGAAGTCGATGGCGAAGTAGATCGGCCAGCCGTCCAGGCCGCAGGCGCGCGCCTGGGCCATCGCGGCCCCGGCGTCAGCGGCGCCGGCGGCGCGGCCCTGGGCGGCGCGGTCCGGCCCGGACAGCAGCTTGCGCTCCCAGACCAACGCCACGTCGACGCCAGCCCCACGCAGGTCGGCCGCCTCGGCCGCGGTCAAGTTGGCCCGGCCGCCGCCCAGCCCGTTGTCCAGGTAGCGGACGACGAAGCTGTATCCCGCCGCGCGAATGGCCGCGCCGGACGGCCGGCCCGCGCTGTAGTCCAGTCCGAGCGTCATGGCCGCGCCTTCCAATAAAGCCGCCAGGGGAACCACAGCAGCGCGTCCGCGATGGCCTTGCCGACAATGCTGCTCGGGGACGAGAACACCATGGTGTGGCCGAGTAGCGCGTTGATCGCGCCGGGGATCAGCAACGCCAGCAGCATGGCAGGCAGGGACAACAGCAGCTGCCGGGCCGCCTGCTCGCTGGCACCGAAGTCCGGACGTCGGCCCTGCCACGGCCTCCAGACGTTGACCGTGTAGAGCACGAGGAACGTGGCCGACGCGCCGATGCCGACCAGCTGAAGGACCCAGGCCAGCACGAGCGGGATCACCGGTCACTCTCCACGATTCGGTGCGCGGCTGCCACGAGCGACTCCACCAGGCCGTTGCGCTCCCAGATGTCGTCGGTCGCGCGGATGACCGGCTCGGCTTGGGCCCGCCGGCCCCGCGCCGCCGCCAGCTTCATTCGTTGGACACGCAGCGCTTCCACCGCCTCGGGATCCGGGCCCGGGTCTGTCGGCGGCGGATCGTGCTTCCGGAGCGATCGGGGCCAGTGGATGCGCGTCATACCGGGTCACGCCCTTCGTGGGTAGAGGGCAGCTGTTGGATGAGCTGGGTTGAGCGTACGGCCACCTCGGCCGCGGGGAGCAGTCTTCGCACGGTCTCTCTGTCCAGGTCCGCGCGCTCATCGGCCTTGTCGGCGATCGTCCGCCACAGATCCCGGTCCGCGCGGGCCCGCTCCAGCTCGGCGTCCAGGGACTCGCGCACCCGCTTGAGTTGACCTCGGGTCATCAGCCGGTCCGAGAGAATGAAGTATCCGACCAGCGCCACCACCAGCACCGCGAACAGCCAGCCACCGGTCACCTGGAAAGCGGCTGACCACGTGGTGGGGTCCACAGCGCTCGGGTCCATCGTGCACACTCCTCACGTAGGAACGTGACGCGCGGCGGGCGCAGGGGTTGCGCCGCATTCGATTCCGCCACTGAGCGTAACGCACCCCTGCGACGTTTTGCGTGTTGTACGATGTTGCAATGGGTTGCAAACGGACGATTCACGGCTGGTCGGCGGGCCCGGGCGGCAGTGAGTGGTACCGGCTCACCGCGCCGCTCTCGCAGCTCGCTGACCAGTACGGATGGCAGGCGTCGGTGAGCACCGTCTACCCGTCCACCCGCGTGCTGGACCCACCCGACATCGTCCTGGTCCAGCGGCCGATGAACGAGGTGACGGTGCGCACGGTGCGGCACTGGCACCGCAAGTCGCTGACCATGGTGGCCGTCGACCTGGACGACGATTTCTGGTCGATCCCGGAGGACAACCCGGCGCACCGACTGGCCACGCCCGAGCTGCTCGGCCGGTTGGAACAGTGCCTGGCCATGGCCGACGTGGTGACCGTGAGCACGACCACGCTGGCCGAGCGGGTGTCCGAGCACACCAACTCCCCCATCCGCGTGGTCGGCAACTTCGTGCCCGAGGCGCTCATCAAGCGCCGGGCGCCGGGCGGCCGCAAGGTCACCGTGGGCTGGTCCGGATCGCCGACGCACCTCGGGGACTGGCAGGCCAACGCCGCCGGCATCCGAGAAGCGCTGGAGTACTCCAACAAAATCGACTTCCATGTAGTGGGCGCTGACTACCGAACCGAACTGGGTTGGGACGGCCATCTCTGCTGCGGTCGCCACACCCCGTTCCAACGGGACATCGTCGACTACTACGACGCGCTGGACTTCCATGTGGCGTTGGCTCCGCTCGCGCCCACGGAGTTCAACCGCTCCAAGTCGGACATCCGAATCCTGGAGTCGGCGGCCATTGGCGCGGTGCCGGTGATGTCTCATGTCGGGCCGTATGCCAAGATCTCGGGTCGCCACACGGACAAGGACGGCTGGCGACAGCACGTGGCCGACCTGGTCAGCAACCCCGTCATGCTCCACCGAGAGCGAGTGATGTGGCGCGAGTGGGCTCGGTCACGCACCATCGAAGAAAATGCCCACCGTTGGCACGACATCTACGAAAGCGTGATGTGATGGCGCACATTCCGACCCCGCGCAAGGGGAACGAGCCACCAGTGTGCAAGACGTGCGGTGAGCCGCTCAGCAGTCATAAGTGCGCCAAGTGCGGCGGCTGCTGGGTTCTGTGCGGGTGCGCCTGATGCCGTACTCGTCCACGGCCGGCAAGGCCGAGATCAGAGAATGGCTGCGTGAGCTGCGTCCGGCCACGGTCCTGGACATCGGCGCGGGCAGCGGCACCTACAGCCGCCTGTTCCGGCCGATTCTTCCCTGGGCCACCTGGGTGGCCATGGAGGTACACGAGCCGTACGTGGCGCAGTTTGACCTGAAAATGCACTACGAACAGGTCATCGTGAACGACATGCTGAAAGCGAACATCGGACCGGGCGCGTTCGACGTCGTGCTGCTCGGTGACGTGCTGGAGCACCTGACCGAGAAAGACGCCGCTGTCGCGTTGCGCCGCGCCTGGAGCTGGGCCGCCAAAGGCGTCATCGCGTCGGTGCCGCTCGGCTTCTGCCCGCAGGGCCCGAGTGAGGGCAATGAGCATGAAGCTCACGTGGCCCAGTGGGACCACCGGCACTTCTGCATGTTCGCCTACGACGCCATCAAACTACGGCATGACGACGCTGTGGTGCGCAAGGACAACGGCTACACGATCGGGGCATACTTGTGGAGAAAATGAGGCCTGGCATCACGGTGGTGGTACCCACCATTCCGCCACGTATCACAAATCTCTACCAGCGCGCGTGTCAGAGCGTGTGGGACCAACGTTCCGATTTCGAGTTCGGCACGATCGCGTTGTTCACTGCGGTGGACCGGAGCCGTGAAGGGGCTGCCGCCACCCGCCAGCGTGCGCTGACAGAAGTGCGCACCGAGTGGGTGGCGTTTTTGGACGACGATGACGAGTTCATGCCCCATCACCTGCTCAGCCTGATCACGCACGCCAGCGCCACCGGCGCCGATTTCGTCTATTCGTGGTTCACGATAAAAGACGCTGCCGGACGGGAGTGCCCGAGTTGGGACCCTTTTCCGAACACGTTCGGCAAGCCATGGGACCCTGAGCACCCGGTGCAGACCACTGTCACCACTCTAGTGCGCACCGAGCTGGCACAGTCGGTGGGGTTCGACACCGTTCCGGACGGCGAGACTGGCGCCGACGGCCACCGCGCCGGGGAGGACTGGCGATTCACCCTCGGCTGCCAAGCGGCCGGCGGTAAGATCAGCCACCTGCCTGAGCGCACCTGGTTCTGGCACCACCACGGCAACAACACGTCCGGCATGCCGGACCGCTGGTAGGGAAGAATATGCCCAAGAACAAGACCCAGCACCCCGCGCCGGAACCCGTGTGCAGCGATGTCAGCCCATGGGGCGAGTCGTGCCAGCGGACGAGGGGCCACGACGGCAAGCACAACAGCTCGGGAAGGAGCTGGGACTGATGGCGGACCCGAGGGACTGCGACCACATCGGCAACGTGTCGACTGTGATCGAGGGTGACTACCAGATCACTCGATGCAACAAGTGCGGGGCAGACCTGCACCGAACCAAGTTATAACAGCTCGGTCACGGTCTGCCGAGCATTGCGACGTTTTGCAACATCGTGGGCTAGTGTTGTCCTCACAACAGCAACCGAGCACCTGGAGCCCGCGATGTCGCACACCAGCCGTTTCGTCCTGGAGGCCTTCACCGCGCCGATCTGCGACGGCGGGGGCCGCGCGCTCGGCGTCATCGACACCGCCGGCGCCACCGGGATCTACGACACCCGCTACGTGGCGACCTTCAGCCAGGGCTGGGAGCGCTCGGCGCAGACCTACGTGGACGGCCTCAACGCCGAGGACGCCGAAATGAACGCCAGGGCCGAGCTGGCCCAGGAAGAGCGGTACACCGCGCTGATGGCGCGATGACCAGACTGGAGCAGAACATGGCGAAGTCCCCGAGGTACGCGGTCAGCGCGGACGGCCAGGACGTGGTCAACAAGCACACCGGCCGCGTGGTGGCGCTGCCCAAGGCCGTCAAGGCCCAGCTCGGCAGCCCAGCCGCCGGCAGGGTCGGCCGGGCGGAAGCCGTCCGCGACTTCGTGGCCGAGAAGAACTACCGGTGACCAGAGCTCACAGCCGCGGGACCGTCCGAACCCACCGGGCGGTCCCGTGGCGTACTGCTCCGCATCCCGTGTTCGCCGCTCTCGTGTTGATGGCGTTGCTGGTCGGCATCGTGATCGGCATCTTCAGCTACCACGCCCCGGCAACCGACCAGCTACCGTCGACGTCATACACGCAGACGCGTTGACGGGAGCAGCCCCCATGACTGAACGCCGGTTCGCCGTGACCGCCACCCTGCTGGCCGCCCTGTTGCTCGGCGGAACCGCGGTCGCGGGCGCCGTCATCGCGCCAGCCCCGGTCAGCTCCTGTTGGAGCACCGCCACCTACACCTGCCAACCTGGAGAGCTGAAATGATCGAGCGCCACCCCGCCGGCCGCAGTTGCGCGCTGGTCCTGCTGATCGCCGGTATCCTCACCGCGTCCGCCCTGACGGGCTTGTTCGCGTTGGCCACGTCCGGCGGCTCGAACCCGTCCACCGGGTCCCCGGTGCCGGCCGCTGTGGTGGTCGCCGGTACGACCACACCCACCACGACTGTGAAGCCGTCAGCGGCCGCCACAGCGCCAGGAAGCGCCCCGGCCGCGGCCCCGCGCGTCGTGGTGGCTCCCGCAGAGGTCATCGCGCCCACAGAGGAGACGACCGTGCCCGCAGCCACGCCGCCCGCCACCGACGCGAACGGCGCCCGGGTCGCCCCGGTGAACCCCAACGCCAACCAGACGCCTGCCCCGCTCGGCGCGGCCAACGGCATCGACCCCAAGAGCGGCAAGCCCGTCGGTCCGGACCCCGCGGTCGACCCGCAGCGCTGATCTACGATCTTCTGAGCAGCCCCCGTGAGTCACGTCGCGGGGGCTGTCCGTTGCCCGGTATCAGGTGCCCTTCATGAAGCAGCATCCGACCTTGGCCGCGATCACGCCCGTGCCGGTCCAGTTGACCTTGATCTCCACCGTCACGATGGTGAAGCGCTTCCACGGAGTCAGGTCCACCGTGCGGGTGTCCCATCCGAAGTTGCCCAGGCTGGTCCAGCTGTCCAGCTGGGTGCCCGCCACCCACAGCGTGTAGGTCGGCGTCACGGCGCCGGACGCCTGGCCCCCCAGGAAGTCCAGCCGCAGCTTGGGGTGGCTCACCTCGGGGATCTCGCCGTACCAGAGCGTCACCCCCTGCGCCATGCCGCTGGCCGCGGTGGCGATCTGCGGATACCCGATGAACGCGCCGTTGGACGCCGTGCCCGGCAACACGGGAGTGAACTGGGCGTACATCGGCACCGACAGGAACGGCCGGGCCAGCCCCCACCCGGTCAGGGCGTCCGAGCTGATCCAGTCCGGCCCGTCGTCGGCGGGATTGAACATCCCCCAAGCCGCGGTGGCCACAACTGTGTTGGTCGGCGCGTCGGCGTAGCTGACCGGGTAGGTCTGGAAGCAGCGCTTCCCCTTCTCATTGATCCGGATCCACACGAACGGCGACCCGTCGGACCAGTGCAGACCAGTGTCCGCGTATGCCTGCATGTCCACGTTGGTGCTGCCGGGCACCTTGACGTTGAGCGAGCTCGGCGCGATCCGACGCACCTCGGTCAGGGTCGCTTCCAGCTTCGAGATCCGGTCAGCCAGCCACTGCACCGTGTCCTGCCCGCCGGCCCCCTGGGCTACCGCCGCTGCTCTGTTCGCCACCATGTGGTCACCTCACGACGCGTCAAGGATGTGGGCCAAGCTACTGTCGTCCGGGCCGTTGGAGACGCCGAGTAGCCGTTGCGTGTACAGCCCGTCGGGGATCCAGAAGTGGCCCTGCATGTTGTAGATCACCGACTGACCCGGGTCGTAGCTGCCGGCGGGGGACGCCCCGTCCAGCCGAACCCGGGCCGCCCACGCTTTGACCACGCGTCCGTTCTGCGCCTGGTTGGCGGCGGCCCAGCCGCTGATCTCGGTCTGGGTGGCCACGGTGGTGTGGTTGGAGTCGACCGACTCCAGCATCGGCCATCCCGCGCCTTCCAGCGTGGCGTCCGCGGAGTATCCCCACACCAGCGACCCCGCGTCGGTGCCGCTGCCCTTGGCGTAACTGCGGGTGGCGAGCCCCGTGGCGCTGGCGGGCGGGACGACCGAGATCAGGTTGGTGCCGTAGTCGAACACCAGCGGCTGCGCGGTGTTGGTGAGCAGCGGGTTGCCGATCAGGGCCTGGTGGCGGATCGTGCCCGGCGCGCTGAAATACGGCTTGAACGCGATGTCCGGGCCGCCTTGCACCTGCGTCAGCTCCTGGAGCCGGGTGCCGAGGTAGGCCAGATCCGACGCGGGGTAGTTGCGGACGTTGGTCCCCGAGTCGCCAGCAGCGCCCGGCACGTCCAGCGGCAGCGTGCCGCGGGTGAGCGCGTCGGTGAGCATCGACCGAGCGATGTCCCGCAGAGTCGAGGGCCCGTAGGCGGCCACCGCGCCGATGCCGGTCGCCGTGGTCCAGCTCGCGGGAACCGCCAGTCGGGCCATCAGCAGCGACCAGAACCCGGAGAAGCCGATCTGGACGCTGGGCACGTCGGCGGTGGCGGTGTCGTCGCTCGGCGTGCACACCCACGCGGGTCCGGCCTGTGCCACCCAGTCCGAGGGCAGCCGGGTGCCGTAGCAGATCGCCACGCCGAACCGGCCCGCGCCGACCTCGAAGTAAGTGCGCAGCTTGTCTGCGGTCAGCGCGTCCGAGGCGCCGTCGCCGACAGGGGTGGTGACGGTGCCGCCGCAGTTCGGCGTGTTGACCAGGTTCTGCCACTGGGGTGTGCCGATCAGCGGTAGGTCGTCGACGACCGCGCCGGTGACGTTCTCGTACACCAGCGCGTACCAGACGTTCGCGTCTGCCGGGTTGAGCGTTGGCGGCAGCACATCCAGCGCTTTGAGCGCCGGCGCGGCCATCAGGCCCCCTCGTAAACGACGTCCATGGTGAGCGAGCTGGAGTTGCCCCACGTGTAACCGGCGGCGCCCGGGTTCAGCAGGCTGTTGCCGCTGAGTCCGAATATCGCCATGGTGGTGGTGGAGACCAGTCCTGTGATCGGCCGCAGCACACCAGAGGCGTCGAACAGGTACCCGGTGGCCGTGGTGAACCGGGCGCTGCTGCCGGACACCGCCACCGGCAGGCCGGTGATCGTGACCGCGCCCGAGCCCAGGGACGCGGTGGCCGCCGGCGCGAAGTCGATGTGCATGACGATCGTCTTGCCGATGCGCCGATACCGGGCGACAAACGTGCCCGCATTGTTCGACATGCCGGTCATGGTGGGGGTGAAGGCCACCCACGCGCCCGCGCCGATCAGCGCGTCCCATGTGGAGCCGTTCCACCGCTCGATGCCGGTGCCGGTGGCGGTCAGCGTGGAGTCGCGCAATTCGCCCGCCACGAAACCGACGTCGCCGATGAGGTCTCCGGTGAGCAGCCGACGGACGCCGTCGAAGTGCGCCACGGCCCGCCGCTTGTCGAAAACGTCTCCCGACTGGACCTGGTTGGACGGCCGGGTGGCCAGGCTCGGCACCGTGATCGCGGCCAGACGCAGCACCGGCGCGTTGGGGAACGCCGTAGGCAACGACGGCTCCACCGGGCTGCCGCTCGCGGTGCCGGTGAGCACCCCGAACTGAAGCGTGGTGCCGCCTTCCGAGAACACGCCATCCAGCGCCCGGGCGTACACCACGTCGATGCGGGCCAGCGTGGCATGCGCGGCGTCCAGCGGCACGTTGGTGGTGGGGGTGGCCCACATGACGTACGGCCCCTGGCCGTTGCGGGTGGCCAACGCCGCCCCGGCTGCCACGTTCACGGTCTGGTTGGGCGAGCCGAGCGCGGACACCTGGAACTCGGTGCCGGTCGCCGAGAGGATGCCGTCGCGCCACGTGGCCATGCTCGCGGTCTGCATGAAGTGCGCGCCGTCGTGCAGTCGGCCCTGGAGCGCCGAGTTGACTGACTGGAGCGACCACGCGCCGCCGTTGGCGGCGGTCACGGTGACTGGAGTGGCCATGGGTTCACCTATCCGAGGGGGTGAGGGACACGGCCAGGGTGCCGGTGTCGGCGGGGTTGGTGGTGGTCAGGGCGTAGGTGACGGTGGCCCCGGGGGCGATCGCCTCCCACTGTCGCACGGTGAGCTCGCGGCTGCGGTCACCTCCGTTGCGCAACACGGTCTTGTTCAGGCTGTTCAGCACCAGCGACTCGGCGACCGCCATGGCGGCGCCGGTGTAGGTCAGCCGGAAGCCGGTGACGATGTCGGTGATCGTGGGGTTGGTCAGCGTGTCGGACAGGGTGAACACCGGCCACGCGAGCGCGGTGCCCGGGTTGGTCACCGTCACCGTGCCGGTGGACAGCGTGGTTCCCCAGTTGAGCCCGCCGCCCGAGCTCCAGTTGAGCCCGCCGCCGGTGCTCCAGTCCAGCCCGCCGGACACACCGGGCGCCTGCACCGGGCCGAACGTGCGGGTGTCCAGGCCGGATCCCGCGATGTACCAGAACCGGCGCGGGTCCGCCTGGAAGAGCGAGAGCTGGAAGTCGAACTCGGCCCCGTTGGCCGCCGGTGGGATGCGCGATGCGTCGGACACTTCAACCAGCGCGTATCGGGCGGTGTAATCGCTCACCCAGATCAGGGGCACCTGATCGTTGCCGATCAGGCCGAGCAGCGCCCATCGGGCCGCTTCGGCCAGCGCGCCCGTGGGCGCTTTCACCCAGCCGTTGAGCTGGATCGTGCGGCCGCCGAACCTCGATCGGCTGCGGTAGTCGCCGTCCGCCTGGCTGCGGGGCGTGGTGCGCAACCGGACCGGAGCGCCGTCGTACCACCCTGTGGTGGATGAGATTCCCCACCGAACGCCGTTGTTGTCGTCCACGTTGAACTGCTGCGTGGACACCTGCCATGAGGGTGTCGCCACCACGGTGGTCATGAGCGCCTCACCCTCTCGCCGAACTCATGGCCCATGCCACCGCGCCGGCCGCGCGGTCGGCCGCCTGCTGCGGATCGGATGTGATCACCGTCTGGTTGATGGTCACTGCGCGCTGGCCACCGACCGAGATCTTCTCGTGCTGCGCCGCCTGCGCGATCAGGGACGCTGAGCGCTGGCTGCCGTCCAACGGCGCGTACAACTCGGTGTGGGCCATGTTGTCCCCCACCACCCGCCAGCTGTTCGGCGGGACCATCTGCGCGCTGGCCGAGGACATCGCGGTCAGCTGCCGACCGCCGAACCCACCGTCGGCCATCGGCACGAGCATGTTGCCGGCGGCGTTGGCGGTCACCCTGCTGCCGACGACGTGCAGCGAGTCCACCGAGCCGGACGCGCTGATGGTGACCACCGCGCGCATGCCGTTGATGTCGCGGATCAGGGTGTTCGCCGCGGATCGGGCCAGGTCGGTGTTGCCGGTGATGGTGACCGTGCCGTCCGGCAGGGTGGTGACCACCAGACCGAGATCTCGCAGCGACTGGATCGCCGCGTCGGTGAGCGCTGAAGTGTGCACGGTGTGGTCGTTGGGGACGTCCAGGACCTTGCCCTTGAGGATGTCCATGGCCTGCTGGGCCTGTTCGACGCCAGGCGTCGCCACCACGGTAACCAGATCGGCGGGCCAGGCGCCCATCGACTTCAGAGCCGCGTCCACCTGGTCCTTGGTCAGGCCCATGGCCCCACCGAGCTTCTCCACCGCGGGGATCTGCTCCTCCAGGACCGCCTGCGCGTGCGCCTTGGCCGAGTCGGCGCTTTTGCCCTGCGACTCGTCTTCCGCCACGATCGCCGCGGCGGCGTCGACGAATTTGCTGCGCAGATCGCCCATGGCGTCCCGCAGGTACTGGCCGTTCTTGGTCACGGTGCGGATCGAGCCATCGGCGTTCAGGATCGCTTTCCCATAGCCGTCCGCAGCCTTGATCCCGGTGGCCATCTGAGCGTTGATCTCGGACATCACCTTGTCGATGGACTCCATGGCGTCGCCCACGGGAATCTTCCCGCCGGACAGCCGGATCAGCGCGTCCTTCATCGCGGTGATCTTCTCGCTGTCGGTGCTGGCCGCGTCGCCTATCTTCCCGAGGTCAGCCTGGAGCTGAGCAGCAGGCTTCTCGAAGGTGCTCAGCGACGCCTTGGTCAGCGACATGGCGTTGTTCAGGTTCTGCTGCTGGGAAGTCACAGCGGCGTTGGCGGTGGCCAGCTTCTTGGACGCGGACTCGGCCGCCGCAGACGACGGGCCGGACTGGGTGACAGCGTCGTTGTAGTCCTTCTGGGCCTGCGCCGCCTGCGCCTGCGCGACGCCGAGCGGGCCGAGCTCCTTCTTGTAATCGTTCTCGGCGTCGGTGGCCGCCTTCAGCTGGATGTTCAGATCCTGGAGCTTGCCCTGAAGCTCCTGCGACTTGGACGCCGTGACCGAGTAGCCGCCGCCGTACTCATTGACGGCCGTGGTGCCCGCGTTGGTCTGCCCCGACAGCGACGCGATCTGGCCCTTCAACTTGTTGGTGCTGTCCTCCATGTCGTTCAGCTTCTTGGCCGCGTCGCTGGCCGCCGTGCCGCCGATGATGATGCTGTGGCCGAGCGCGGTGCCCGCGTCGATCAGGTCCTGCTCGTGCGCGGCGGCTGTGCTGGCCCCCAACGCCACCAGGCCGAATCCGGCGGCCACCACACCGAGTCCGGTGCCGACAGCGGGGAGAACGCCAGCCAGGGCGCCGGACACCCCTGCGAACTTACCGCCCCCCTCGGCCACTTCGGCCAGTTTGCCGGGCAGCTGCCCGAGCATGCCCGGGATCGCGGTCAGGTTGACGCCGAGCAGCTTGGCCGACAGCGCCAGCGCGGTGATCTCACCGGCCATGGGACCCAGCGCGTGTTCCACCGTGCCGAGCGCCTGGGCGAAGAACCCAAGCACCGACAGCACGTTGGCCAGTTCGCTGGCCAGCGCCGGAATGACGCTACCGGACAGCTGACCGAGGCCGCCCATCAGTTGCCCGACTGCGCCGGTGATCTGGCCGCTGTTGGATGCCCAGGCCTCACCGGCCTGGTTGACCACATTAGTGATCAGGGTCATGGCCGACCGGACGATCGCGCCGAGGCTGGCGGTGTCGACGCCGAACGCTTTGCTGTGCTGGCTCAGGCCCTCAAAGGTGTCGCCCACCGCCTTGCCGGTGTCGATGAGCAGGCTCTTGAACCCCTGCATCACCGGGCCCTGGTTGGCGATAGCCAGCGACAACCCTGGCAGCGCGCCCTGGACCAGGCCGAGCAGCCCATCAGTCAGCGGCCGGACGGCGCTCTCCGCCGATATGAGGCTGTTGCTGATCAACGGGGCGACTTTGTCGAACCGGTCTCGGATGACGTCCAGGGCGTCGACGATGGGCGCTTCCAACCGGGGCCGCAGCGCCTCGGTCTGGTCGGAAATGCTGTTGCCGAGCGCCTCCCAGCGTGACATCACCGCCGGTGTGCCGGACGCGATGGCGGTGGCCGCGGCGGCCATGCCCACACCCGCGATGCCGATCATCGCTGCGCCGATCAGCGGAGCGCCCGCCAGCAGGGCGGCGCCGATCACCGCCGGCATGGGCGCGATGCCGTTGCCGAACGCTCCGGAGAACGACTTCGCGATCTCGGTTCCGGCCTTCTCGGCCTCGGGCTTGCCCTTGTCCGGATCAATCTCCGCCGGGATCTTGGCCTTGACCGTTTCGCTGACCGTCTTGGCCAGCGCTTCGGCCTCGGCCTTGAACTTGTCCGCCTCGGACAGATCCGCAGGGACCTTGGCCTTCAGCGTCTTGGATAGCTCTGCGACCGCCGCCGCCGTGTTGGCCCGCAGTTCGGCGGTGTCCGGCGTCATCGGGATCTTCAGCGCATCGGCCGCGGTGGCCTTCAGCGCGGCCTTCAGCTTGGCCCGCCACGCCTCATCGATCGGGTTGTCGGCGACGACCGGCAGCTTCGCGGGCGGGCTGCCCTCGATGTCTTCCTTGGCTTTGTCCTTGCCGGGCCCAGTCTTGTCCCTGATTTCTAGATCGATGTAGGCCGATCCGGCCTTGAACCCCTCGTCGCTCACCCGTCCACCCCCTCGTATACGCCGCCCATGGCAGCGATCTGTCCGGCGGTCAATGGCTGCGAGCGGTCCGGCTCGAACTCGCGCGCGGGCTCAGGCTCGACTGCCGGCGCGCTCCGCAACAGCGCGGTGATCGCGCCGCCGTAGAAGCCGAGCCTGCGGACCAGCATGAGCAGCCTTTCTGCGCTGAGTTCGGACGGATCGTCGATGCGGTGGAACACGGACAGATCGCTGATCACGTCTTCCCGGTAGACCAGGACGAACTGGAGTTCAGCAATCACGTCCGTCAGACTTTTGGGAGCGTGAATCCGCTGATCACCTTGGGGATGACCACGCTGATGATGCGTCCGAGCTCGGTAGCGGTCAGCGTGTCGTCGGCCACCAGCGCCTGATACCCCGCGATGCCGATCAACCGCTGCATGGCGTAGATCAGGGCCGTCTGCTCCCCCGCAATCCCGGTCAGCCGCAGGTATTCCAGGCTGACGCCGGGCGGGCACTGCGCCGGGATCGTGTAGCGCGTGCCGTCCGGGCCGGTGAACAACAGCTCCCGGTCGTCGTCCAGGGACTGCCGGCCGTCGGCCGACAGATCGAGCACGCCGGTCAGGTCGGGTGACTCAGCTGCCTTGCGGAACGTCGCCTTGTTGGTGGCCATGATCGTTTCTCCCTTGTGGGTAGGGAGGTAGCCCCGGGCCCACTCCCGGGGCTACCAGTTAGTAGGTCAGACGCCGGTCTGGTCGGTGACGCGCACCGGGGCGACCGAGCCGCTGACGTAGTACGCCTTGAACGTGCAGGCGAACACCTGCTGCTTGTCCTTGGCGTATGTGATAGCGATGTTGCCGACCTGCTGGGCCCGCGGGATGTAGACCCGGCGCCGCGGGTTGGCGATCGGAGTGGGAGTGGTGACCGGCGGCGCGAACCCGTCCAGCAGCAGCGAGATCTTGGGCGTCTGCGTGGCGGTCCGGTCGTAGGTCGGGTGGAAGCTCAGCGAATTGGTGCCGGCGCTCTCCAGCGTGCAGTTCATCGACGTGGCCAGGTTGGCCAGCGTGCCCTCGGCCAGATTGGCGACCACCTGGATGACCCGGCTGGTGAGCCGCTCTTCCACGATGTCGACCACCTGATCGAACATAAGCTCGGTGAACTTGGGCTGGTACTGGAAGTCCACACCGCCGTTGGTGCCGCCGAGGTCGAACCACGCGGATGCCTGCGGGGCGGCGTTGATCAGCGGGTCGGTCGGAGCGGCGGTGATCGTGCCGAGCGCGCCCGCGTAGATGTCGCACGGGCCCATCAGCGCGTTGCCCACATTGCCTACAGCCATGTTGCTTTCCTTTCGTTGCGGGCCGGCGCTCGGCCAGCTACGGGTACAGCGTCCAATCGATCATGACTTCGCACTGGAATCGTGCGAGCCCGGTAGCGTCGGAATCGGGGAACCGGCGCGGCCGGGTGATCCCGTTGACGGTCCGCACGTGCGCGCGAACGTACGCCGCTGGGAGCGTGGGGGAGATCGAGCAGCCAGCCCGCGCCTTGGTGGCCGCGTAGGCGCGCTCGCACAGCAGTGAGGCGACGCCGTAGGGCGGCTTCACCGAGTCGGCCTTGGCGGCGTAGGCGTCCACCTGGAACACGTCCTGGTAGATCTCCAGCTCGTCGGGGTGCGCGAGCGCCGATACCGAGGTCAGCTCCAGGAACCCGCCGTCAGTCACCCATGGGCTGACCGTCACCGAGCCGCCCGGCTGGATCACCGAGCGGGGCGGCAGGATCTGGCCCACCCGCGAGCTGTCCAGGCCGAGCAGCTGCCGCAGCCACGCGGACAGCACCAGATACGAGTCGGGGAGCTGGGTTCCGGTCATGACAAGTCCCGCGGGCGGTAGGCGGCGGGCCGCAGGTACGGCTGGGCCGGCACGCGCCTGCCGGTGTCGTGGCCCCATGCCACGAGCCGGTGACCGAACTCAACCGGCGCGGCGTAATCGGTGTCAGCCCGCACCTGGCTGCCGTCGGCGTTGGCGCTGATCTCGGACTTCAGCAGCCCGGTGTCTACGGGGGCGAGCCGAACGGCGTCCTTGGCCACGGCGGCGGCGAACTTCAGAAGCAGCTCGGCGCGGTAGTCGTCGATGCGCTGCTGGAACTCGGGGCTCCACTCGACATCGCTCACCGTGGCCCCCTTCCCGAGGGTCGTGTCCACACCGGCGTTCTCGGCCGGGTTACTGCACTGCTGACGCCGAGGCCACCACGTCTGTGCGGCCGCCGACAGCGCTCGGGTTGCTGGTCACATCGCTCACTGAGTAGACCCGCCCAGCTGCGTCGCGGATCCTGTCGTAGGGCTGGATGTTGGCGCCGGGCCGGAACCGCACCACGTAGCGGGTGACGGTCAGGTACCGGTTGGCCTGCGGATCCCACACCCGCGACTGCTTGGACCGCAGTGACACCGGCACGTTCACCATGCCGGTCACCTCGGTCACGTCGTCGACAGGGTCGCCGTAGTCAGCGGTCACCGTGCTGACCGGGGTGCGGAGCACGGTGACGCTGGCGTTGGGCAGGAACGCCGAGAGGCTCATGCGAGCCCCCCGGGTCCGGCCGTCTGCCAATCAGGCGGGTTGTACTGATCCCGCAGGAAGGCCTGCTCGATCTGCTGCCAGTTCGAGTACCGCTGGCCGCCCTGGTCACGGCTCATGCGGATGCGGCCGGCCCGGAACCACGACAGCTTCTTGATCGACATCCACGCGAACGGGGCCAGCTTGTTGGCCTGCCCATGCGCGAAAGTGACCGCCTGCCCATCCTGGCTGACGTTGGTGACATCGACGTTGTCGAAGTTGTCGAGCCGATCCGTCATCCATGCCGCCTGGTAGGCCAGCGCGTCCTGGAGCCACCGCAGATCGCGGGGCCAGATGACCGGCGGCAGCGCGTCCGCGAAGCACTCGGTGTAGTTCTCGATCACCATCTGCGCGCGGACCATGGTGGCGTCGTCCACCGTCTTGCCGGTCATCAGGCTGACCTGTGCGATATCGCACCAACACGGGGTGGCAGCGCCACCCACGGTGTAGGTGGTCATCGCGCGGGTCATGGTCAGTCGCCCCAAACTTCGTCTTCGGTGTGCAGGACATGCGGATCTGGAATCCTGGCAGCGGCCTTGATCTCCGGAGTCACCCAGACGTCTTCCGACGGCCCCAACTCATCCATGGATCAGCCCTCATCAGCGGCGTCGACGACGCGGTTCTCCCGCACCGGCACCGACACGATGACCCGCGCCACCTTGCCGTCTTCGCTAGTCTGGGTGACCACGTCGTGGCTGGTGTCGGTGGCGACGTACCCGCTGTTGACCGCGTGCAGCCGCACGTTGCCGGCGCAGTCGGCCAGCTGCGTGTCGTCCAGCGGGACTCCGCCGGACACCGTGAAAGTCACGTAGAACCGGCCGTCGTGAAAGCCGTACCGGGGTCGCTCGCTGCCATCCGCAGCGGTGAACGTGCCCTCGGCCGCCACATCGTCCGTGTTCACTTCGCTGGCCACCTGATCGCCGATCGGGGTGTCGGTGGTGTCCGCCATGATCACTCCTCTTGTGGATACCGGTGACCCCGCCCGCGCACACGGATAGCGGGGCCACCGGAAGTGTGACTGGTCAGGCTTCCATCCGCACGAGGGATCCGGCCGCGCCGTCACCGGTGCGGTACGCGGTGCGCTGGCGGACCTTCAAGTACGCGGTGTCGGACAGCGCGCCGATGCCGATGCGCGGGTCCGTGTACATCCACTCCAGATCCAATCGACGGCCGAAGACCAGCATGGCCCGCGGCACGAAGAACAGGAAGGGCTTGGCCGCGCCAAGGGTGGCAGTGACGGCGGTGGCCGTGGTGGTGGACGCCGCGGCCCTGGTCCAGTAGACGGGCCGGTTGAACACCGTGCCGGCGGTCTCGTCCCACATCGGCACACCGACGAAACCGTTCATCGGCGCGTTGCGCATGAACTGCTTGTACGCCGGGTTCGCGACACAGACGATGTCGTCGGACGACCATGGGCTCTGCTCGGCATAGGCCAGCGCGCCGTTGATCGCCGCGCGCTGCTGGTCCAGAGTGCCTGCCCGGCTGAAGATGCCCACCTGGCCAGTCAGGTTGCTGGTCAGGATGGCCTGCGGGAGCGAGGTGTACGGCCGGGTCATGGTGGGCTCGGCGGTCTCCACACCGCTGACGCCGAACACCGAGTTGTCCAGCAGCCGCGCGAGCGCCGAAACGCCGGAACGCTGCTTGGTGGCGAACACGTTGACGAAGTTCGCGGCGTCCTGGATGTCTTCGTCGTCGAACTGGGCCGCACCGGTCAGCTTCTTGGCTTCCAACAGGATCTGGTCACCCGGCTCGGCGTCCAGGCCGTAGGTGGCGCCCTTCGCGGTGAACTGGACGTCGAAATCGCTGTCCTTGGGCACGTGCTTCAACCGGGTCGTCATGGTCTCGAACCGGCCGCCGTCCGACGTCGCGATCTGGATCGCGGCGGACTTGTTCTTGTACAGCTCCACGAGGGGGCTGGACGACCAGTCCTCTGGGATCCACTCGCCAACATCGACGGACGCCATGGGAGGCACCTTTCCTTCACAAGGGGCTGCTCAATTCGCCTCACCTCGCGGTGCCCCGGCGCGGCCGGTCGTCCGGGTGCTCACACCCTGCACGCAGTGTAAGCACCCGGCGCAACGCGATGCAATCGGCGCTACTTGCCGAAGATCTTCTGAGCGAGCAGCTCGGCCGAGGTGAGCGCCTGCCCGCCGCTACCGGTGCCGGCCGACGCGCTCGGGCCGCCGAGGCGACGCTGGTGGCTCTTCACCGACGTGGTGCTCTTGTCGGAACTGCTGTCGTCGCCCGATCCGAACAGACCCGGCCAGGACGCCTTCACCTCGTCGATGGCGGCGTCCATGGCAGCGCTGTCGTCGGCGGACACGCCATCCAACTCCAGCAGCTTCACCGCGCGGCGCACGGCCACCGTGCGCTTGTCGGCCGGCAGCTTCAGCCCCGCGGCCACCAGCGCGGTAACGGCGGCGGTCTGCACAGCGGCCGCTTCCTGCTTGGTCTTGTACTCCGCCTCGATCTCGGCCCGCAGCTTGGCCGCGTCCACCGGCGCCGGCTCGTTCTGCGGCTGGCCGCCGGCGGCCGGGCTGCCCGGCTTGGGCGGGATCGCCGCAGGCGTGGCCTTGGTGGCCGAGGCCAGCTTCAGCCGGATGTTCTTGGCCGAGTTGTTGGCCTTACTGAGCTTGCCCTCCAGAGCGCGCTGCTCGGCGTAGGTCAGCGGCTTCCAGTCAGCGGGCGGCGCGTCGGTGTCCTTGTCCAGGGCGTCGACGTCGCCGAGCAGCGCCTCGATGGCGGCATCGTCCAGGCCAGCGGCCGGGTCGGGTGCGGTCATGATGTGGTCCTTCCGGAGTGGGCCGAACAGTGTTCACTGTATGTCACGGCACGTCGGGCACGGGGCCACCGAACGTGCCGGGTTCCTTGATCGCGATCTCGCCGCGGTGCTTGACGCTCTCGGGCAGCTTCACGCCCTTGCGCAACAGCTTCTCCGCCGCCGACCGCCGCGCCTGGCCGGACTCGCTGTCGGTGCGCCAGCCGTACACGATGGACCGATCAGACTCGCGCTTGAGGGCCCTCACCAGTCCACCACCGGTCTCGCTGTCGTGGAGCTCGCACCGGCACCGGCAGTGGTTGTGTCGGGGTGGGTGCTTCAGCACGGCGGCGTTTGGCCAAACCGCCGGCACGGCGGCCAGCGCGCCGTAGGTGGCGTTGACATCGAACGTGTCGCCCGGCGACACCACGTCGCCATTGAGCTTGAGGCACACCACGCAGGCGTCCCGTTCGCTCACCCAGATCACGTCCAGTCCGCGACGGCGGGCAGTCTCGGTGACGGCCTGCTGGTTGGCATTGAGCAGGTGCCACTGCACCGCGTTCTCAATCCTGGACTGAATCTTGCCGGCGCGGGCTATCGACACCTGCACCTGCGTAAAACCCTTTTCTGTGAGCGCGCCCGCGTTGACCAGTTCCTTGGCCTGCTCCAGCTCGGTGCGCACAGCGTCGACGATGCGGTTCCGCTCGCGCTCGCGGATCAGCTTCTCGGCCTCGGGCACGCGTTGCTCGAACATCTCCGCCTTGACCAGCTGGTGATGGACGACCGCGGGCAGGTCCATCGACACCGCCGGGGTGAGCCCCCCGACCCGGCGCGACGCGTCCGCCTGGCGCAGCCCGAGCACGTAGGCGGCCCGCGCGCCGTCGCCCACCGGCCGCAGAGCCGCGGGCACGTCGTCGGCCACCTGGTCCAGCACCGCGGACACCAGCTCAGTGATCGAGCGCGCCTGATCGGCCGTCGACGGCGTGGCCCGAGTGCTGCCGAACAGCGCCACCCATGCTCGGGTGGTGTTGGTGAGCAGCCCCCGCAACCGGGCCAGCAGCGCGCCGGTGATCAGCCCCGTGACCGCGGTCTCGATCGAGAGCAATGCCGCATCGTGGGCCCAACTCTGCTGCTGGATCGGCAACGGCTGCGCCGGCGGCTGCGGCGTGGTCACGCGACGCCGCCGACCGGAGGCTCAGGCGGCGTCGGAGCGGGCGCGGGAGCCGGGCCGACGGGCGGCACCACGGGCAGGGGATCGTCGTCGCTGATGACGCCCTGGAGCACGAACTGGAGCACCGCGTTGACGATCTCGGGCGACACCACGCCGAGCTGCTGGGCGCCGCCGAGGCCTTGGAGCGCCGTCCCGATCTTGTTGACCAGGTCGACCCTGGTCTCCAGGTTGGTGAGCTCGGTGCCCTTGCTCCACTCTTCGACCTTCTGGGGTAGGTAGCCCATCTCCACGAGGGTCTCGTCCTGCGGCACCCCGGCGGACTGCTTGGCGATAGCGGTGTTGGCTGACTGCACGTCGTCGGTGAGCTGGGCCTCGGACCAGGTGACCGACACCTCGGCGCCCGCGGTGCCGAGCAGCGCCAGCGCGAACTCGTACAGGTCGGTGAGCTCGGCCCCGAACAGCCGCTGGTACGCCTCAACGATCTTGACCAGCGGCCGGTCCCGCTCCTGCTGGGCCACGCCCGAGGCGTCCGCGCGGGACTGGTTGTGGCTGTACACGTTCTTTCCCGAGACAGTGTTGACCAGCTCCAGCGCCAGCCGGATCGGCTCGGTGAAATTGGCCACGTCGGCCGGCGGCAAGCTGACCAGGGCATCGGTGTCGTGCAGCGTGACGATGTCGCCCGGATTGCTCTTGATGTTGGATCCGCGCTGTCGGCTGTTGAGCTGGCTACCCGCCGGCACGTTCTGCTGGTCGTCCCACCCGGTCGACGCCGAGCGATCGCCGAGCGTGCCCGCCTTGCTCAACGCCGCCCGCAGGGGCCAGCCGTAGCCCTCGGTGGCGGCGGCCATGGTGGCTATTTCCTTGGTCAGCAGGTTCTGCGCGCCATAGACGTCTTCCAGCTCGCTGATCCCGTAGGGCGTGGCGGTGCGGAAGTGGAAGACCGGCGCCCGACCGTAGTCATGGGTCTCGGTCCACGCATAGGGGTCGTCTGCGTCCGGGGTGAAGGGCATGTAGTCCTTGGCCTCACAGGACGTCTTGCCCTGCTCGGGCTTGCGCCCGATGTACTGCTCGTTCCGATCCGGGTAGAACAAGATGACCCGGCGCCGCTTGTCAGGCTGGAGCCACGTCAGCCCGGTGTACAGCGCCCGGTCCTCGTTCTCGGGATCGTAGAACGTCCGCATGTTCTCGGGGCTGCGGAGCACGATCTCGACGCCGCTGCCGTCCGGGGCGGGCCACACCGTGGCGTACATGTCCCCGAGCGACACCGCTCGGCGGAACAGGTCCGGCTGCTTGATGTCCATCCGGTTGGTTTTCATCACGCCGTTGAGCGTCTCCGACGTGGCGTCGTCGACGTCGACGCTGGTGATCTCCAATCGATCGGTGACCGCGGCCACCACGCGCTTGCCGATGCTCACGCCGTATTCGGACGCGCCGGTCTGCCGCAGCGCCACCTTCAGGTTGGGGCTGGCGAACACCTCGTGCTGCGTGCCTCGCCAGTACTTGTACGCCTTCTGGTACCCGGCGGCGTGCCGGGTGATCTCGCCAACGGCCTGCTCCAGGTCCCGATCAGACGGACTGGCGTACGCGGCCGCGCTCGGACCGGTGTCCGCGAACGTGACGGGCTGTGACATCGTGGTGCCTCTCAGAGATAGCTGGCGACCGAGGCCACCACGGGTCGGCGGGGTTGCGCGGCCACGGTGGCCACGATGGTGATGGTCTCGGGCTCCAACAGCACGCGGACCAGGTGGCTGACCGCGTCCACCTGGTCATCGTTGACGGTCTTGGGGAAGCCGAGCATCTCCGTCTCAGCGCTGGCGAACCGCTGCTCATGCAGCACGCGAGTGGGCCGCGCCTCATAATGGTTGAGCGCCATGGCCGCGCGGACTTCCTTCTTCTCCTTCGCGTGCATGAGGTCGACGCGGATGGGGAAGTCGGCGAACGCGTCCAGCCACAGCGAGTGCCCCTGATTGGACTCCACAAACACGCGGGTGACGCCGAACCGCTCGGCCTGACGCAGCGCGAAGTCTCGCAGCGCGCGCCCGGTCAGCTTCACCCGGATGATCTCCCGGACCAGCACGAGCGGGTGGCCGTCGCCCGCCGGCGCCGGCCGCAGCCAGCCGATCGCCAGCGCCGACCAGTCCGAGCTTTTGCCGTCGGACACCGCGGGGTCGACGACCATGGCCTTGCGGGTGAAGGCACGCAGGTCCTCGGGCGCGGGCGACCAGTGGGTGATGGTGTCCTTGGTCCAGTACAGGCCGTCGGCGCTCACCGGCTCGTTCTGGAAATTCATGGCGAACGACCGCGTGTGCTCGATCGAGGTCAGGTACTCCAGCGTCCAGCGCGCTGGCCATGTGCTGCGACGCTCACCATCCGCCTCGGTGGCCAGCGCCGGGTAATGGTGGACCTTGATCCGCTCATCGGTGACCCATGGTTCGCAGGGCCCCGACTCGATGACCGAACGCACGAGGTCGTGGATGACCGAGCCGGGCATGGTGACGGTGCCCGCGAAGGTGACCACGGCCGAAGTGTTCATCGGGAACACGGCCTGCGTGATGGTGGCCAGTCGGCTCGCCTTCTGCGCCGGACTGTAGTTGGCCTCATCGGGCTCGATGTCGTCGAACAGGATGCAGTCGGGCCGTTGGCTGCCGACCTTCGCGCCGAGCGCCGAAGAGTCGATGCCCTTGGCCATGAACACCGCGTCGTTGGCCCGCACGGTCAGGCTCTGGTCGTCAGCCACGGTCCGGCCGTCCGGGCGCAGGCTCGGGGAGCAGAACGCGGGGAAGTCGAACCGGAGCAGCTCATTGGTGTCGAGTTCCATCTTCAGCGACTTCAGGTGGGTCTCGGCCTGCGTGGCGGTGTCGGCGAACGCAGCCACGTACTTGCGGTGGCCGTGCGCCAGCGCCCACGCGGGCAGGATGAGGAACAGCCACGTCGACTTGCCCGAGCCACGCGCCGCGATCCACGCGCGCCGGTTTTCCATCGGGCCGGTCTTGTCCATCCACGTCTTGGCGTGCTCGGCCAGGTCCAGATGGAAGTCGGAGAAACTGATCTCGTGTCCGGTCTCTTCGGATTCCAGGTGGCTGCCGAAGTAGGTCAATCCAAACAACAACGGGTCCCGCTTGGTCTGCCGGATACGGGCCGCCGAATAGGTGATAGCGTCTTTGGGGTAACGCTTCCGGACGTAGTCACCCCAGTTGAAGTCAGCCGCCCGCATCCGGATCGACCAGCTTCCGCAGGTGCGCCGGCAGCTCGGGCGCGGTGATGGTGACGTCGGCCGCGGTTCGGCGCGGCGCGTCGGCGCCGACGAGATCGGACCGGCGTTTCTGAATGGCCACGCGCAACTTGATCATGTCCAGAATAGGGCCCACATCGACGATCGGGTGCACGGTGCCGTCGTTGTCCACCCACATAGCCGGAATGCCCGCTGGAGTCACCTTGACATACTTGCCCTGCTCCAGCTTGTCCAGGACAACGTCCATCTGGTCGAGCTCACCGAGCATGACCTTGCGCAGCTCAGCGGGTGACTCTTCGGGGTTGTCCTTGTGGTACCGGGCGACGGCAGACCGCACCGCGCCGATGGACCCGTAGCCGGCCCCGTCAGCCGTGTCCTGCCAGCCGAACCCCTCGGCACGCAGCGCAGCGGCACGAGCGCGCTTGGCCGCGCTCTCCGGTGTCACCTTGCGTCCGCCGCCGCGCCTTGTGGCCATGTTGCAAACTGTAGCAAGAGTCCGACGTCAAGGTCACGCTTAGCACAGGCTCACTTTACTTTTTGTTGGGTTTCGCCCGCGCCGCGGCCTTGGCCGCCTCCCATTGAGCGACCGCCGCGGCTGCCTTGGCGCGTGTGCCCGCCTTCACCTTGCCCTGCCCGCGAGCCCATCGTTGCGCCGTGCCGATGGCCAGCTGAATGGCCTGGCTCTTGGGGTGACCGGACCGGATCAGCGCGTGGGCGATCTCGCGGATGTAGGGCGGCAGCGCGAGACCCGGGGTCCGAAACAGGGCCCCGGGTCCAAGCGGCGAACGATCGTGCGCGCCTGCTGCCATTCCGGCAGGCTACCTCACTTGGTGAGGACCTTCACCAGCCACCGGACGATCGGGTGACCCGGTTCCTTGGGCGGCTTGGGCTTGTCGTGCTTGGCCATCAGCGCTGGTCGTTCGGGTCGTCGCGCTTGTTCTGGTCGATGTTCTGCCGGCGGGTCTCGGTGCGCTCTTCAGCCGCCTTCTTGGCTGCTGCGTTCTGCGGGCCCGCCGGTTCGATCTCGTCGCGCTTGGCCATGTAGATCATCTCCAGATGTCAGATCCAGCTGCGTCGGAGCAGGTCCAGCCCGTCTTTGCGGAACCTGACCGACTTGCGATTCGTCTCATGCCGGACTTCGGTGCCCGCGGGCAGCTTGCCCTGCTCGCGCCAGTAGTCCAGCGTGCGCAGCGACACACCGAGGTGCGCCGCGGCTTCCTGCCGCGTGAGCAGGTCCGGTGTGTCCAACATGCTGCATATCGTAGCAAAACGTTGCATCGTTACGGGTTACTTGCGGTAGCAATCAGCCCATGAGCTGCCGTAACCGGACACCTCGGCCTTGATCTGCACCGGGATCGAGCCGTACGGCGGAGCCCACTCGAACGCGGTGGCCGCCTCGATCACCGCGGACACCTCGGCCACGTCGCGCTCGGGCACCTCGAACACGAACTCGTCGTGCACCCAGATCCGCAGCATCCGGGCCACTTCGTCCGGCAGCCGCAGCGCGCACTCCATGGTGAGATCCCGAGCGGACCCCTGACCCATCAGCGCCGGCCCCTGGGTGTGCGCGCGGCGGGGGTTACAGCGCATGATCCGGCCGAATCCGTTGTCCAGCACGCCACCGCGGGCCAGGTCGCGGACGTGGTCGGTCCACCGCGCCTTGCCGGGGAACATCCGGTCGACCATGCGTTGGAACTGGACGGCTTCCGCCTCGGTCACGCCAGCGTTGGCGGCCAACTTCTCCGGGCCCATGCCGTAGTTGGACCCATGGCCCATCGGCTTGGCCTTCTCACGGAGCGGGTTGCCAATCATGGGCCCGCCCCACAGAGCCGCGGCGATCTCGCTGTGCAGATCTCGGCTCGGATCGTTGAACACCGCGATGTAGTCGGGATCCTGCGACAACCCCGCGATAGCCCGCATGTCGATCTGGGCCAGGTCGGCGGCCAGCAGCACGTGACCCTCCCGGGCCCGGAACACCTGGCGCTCCACCACCCGGCCGCCTCGCTTGCCGAACACGGTGAGCCCCGGCTCGGTCACCGACCCTCGGCCGCTGGCCTGGTAGGTAGTGATCTTAGGGTGGACCGCGCCGTCCACGTGGGTGTGCTCCAGCGCCGTGCCGTACACCGTGCGCTGCCCCGCGAGATCGGCCACCACTTCGGCCAGCTGGGCCACGGCGCCGCCGTAGCGGCCGCCGAGCTCGGCCATGCCGTCGCCACCGAACGACGGCTCGCGCTTGGGTGTGCGGGGGAAGTCCTCGGGCCGGACGCCGAGCTCCAGGAACGTCCGGTACAGGACCGCCTTTCCTTCCTTGGTGGCCTGCGGGCTCTCGGCCTTCTTACCGTCCGCCTTCACCAGAGGAAGCCCGTAGCGCTTGATCAACGTCCGGGCCAGGGTGGCCTTGCGGCCGGCGGTCCGCCAATACCGCTGTTGGAGCAGGGGCATGTCCACCATCACGCCAGGGACGCCCATGAGCGTCAGAATCGCGTGAACGCGGTGTTCCCTCCAGACGTAATCGCCGAGCGCCACAGCGGCCAACTGGGCGGCAGCGAGCGCCCCCGTGGCGTCGACGTCGCCCCGCAGGTACGCCCGGTAGCGAGCGTCGTCTACCGGGATCCGCTCGAATCCGCCGAACTCCTTAGCCAGCTCGGGCAAGTGATCGACCTTGCCAGGCAGCCCGTGCCGCTCGCAAGTGGCGTTGAGCCCATAGCGGGCCATGGCCCGGCCCACCGCGTTGGGCGCGTCGTCGTTCTCGGGCGGATCCAGCACCGCTTCGGTGATCATCGTGTCCAGCAGCTGCCGCTTGCGGGTCATGGCCAGCAAGTCGAGCTGCCCGCCCGCGGCGTCCAGCACCGGCACGTCGAATCCGATGACGTTGTGGCCGATGGCCAGCGGGGAGCTGGCCACCAGCGCGGACAGGGCCCGGGGGTCCGTGGTGTCCACGTAACCGGCGCCGGCGACCGCCGCGCCGCCGAGGCGAAAGAAGCCCACGGGGTCGGTGAGCCGATGATCCGACTTGGCGTCGCCGGTCTCGATGTCGAACACCACGGGTGCGCCGCCCATCACCGCCACACCTGCCACTGGGTGGAAATCAGCA